CCGCAGACTTCGGCGACCAGGACATAAAGCCGCAGGCCGGCCCGCAGGAGGTCTTCCTCTCCTCCGACGCCGACATCGCCCTGTTCGGCGGCGCGGCAGGCTCAGGCAAGTCGTGGGCGCTCCTGCTGGAAGCCATGCGCTATCCCTCGCTCGTCCCTGGCTTCGACGCCGTCATGTTCCGCCGCAACACCACCGACATCCGCAAGCCGGGAGGATTGTGGTCAGAGAGCATGAAAGTGTTCCCGCACGGCGGCGGTTTTCCGCTCACGCACCAACTGATGTGGCGCTGGCGCGAAGGCGGCTCCGTCAAGCTGGCCCACCTGGAACATGAGAACACCGTGCTCGACTGGCACGGCTCCCAGGTGCCCCTGGTCTGCTTCGACGAACTGACCACCTTTACGCGGCACCAATTTTTCTACATGCTCTCCCGCAACCGTGGCCTTACTGGCATCCGGCCCTATATCCGCGCGTCCTGCAATGCCGACGCCGGGTCATGGGTGGCCGAACTGATCGCATGGTGGATAAACCAGGAAAGCGGCTATCCGATACTTGAACGCAGCGGCACCAAGCGCTGGTTCGTGCGTGGCGCTGACGACGGGCTGGTCTGGTTCGATACCCGGCGCGAGGCCGTCAAGGCCACCGGCAGGGCGAAGGAAACCATCAAGAGCCTGACCTTCATCGCCGCCAAGCTGGCCGACAACCCCGCGCTGATGCGCAACGACCCGCAGTACCTCGGCAACCTGATGATGCTGCCCGCCGTGGAACGGGAAAGGCTGCTCAACGGCAACTGGAAGATACGCCCGTCCGCCGGCCTGTATTTCAACCGCGCCTGGGTGCAGGTCATCGACATCCCGCCCCGCCTCGCCGCCGTTGCCCGTGGCTGGGACCTTGCCGCCACGCCGGAGACGACGGACAACGACCCCGACTGGACCGCCTCCGTGAAGATGGGCAGGCTGCTCGACGGGCGTTACCTCGTGATGGACGCGACCGCATTCCGTGGCACGCCCGCCGAAGTGGAGCGCCGCCTGCTCAACACATCCAGCCAGGACGGGTTCGTAACTAAAGTCGGCATCCCGCAAGACCCCGGTCAGGCAGGCAAGGCGCAGATCGAAATGCTGGTGAAGATGTTGGCGGGCTACCAAGTTACGTTCTCCCCTGAGACCGGCGACAAGATCACCCGCTTTGCGCCGTTCTCCGCACAGGCAGAGGCAGGCAACGTCCTGGTGCTGCGCGGCGACTGGAACGAACGCTGGTTTTCAATGCTGGAAGGCTTCCCTGAACTCCCGCACGACGACGATGTGGACGCCACCGCGCGTGCCTTCCTCGGCGTGGCGCAGAATGTCCTCGCGCAATGGATGCGGCTGTAAAACGGCGTGGTGCTGCTGATAAGCCTCGCCGCCATCTGCTTCATCCTCGGCATGGGCATCGGCGCGCTGTTGGTGGTGATCCTGGACAGCTATACGCGGATAGACAAATTCCCTTTGCGGGGGCTGGATGACGATGGGTGAAACCACCACCACCAAGCCCACCTTCCGCGTTCCGGCAGGCTCCTCGCGGGCGCGCCTGGGCAACCTGACGACGGACGCGATCTCGAATTTCGTTGCGCGCCTTGGTATTACCAATCAGAACTTGTTAGCGTTCAGTGGCTATGATTACACGCCGCTCAGTCGCATGTCTATGATGCTCGAATGGGCGTACCGAGGTAGTTGGATCGTCGGCGCTGCGGTGGATTGCGTGGCCGACGATATGACGCGCGCCGGCATACAGCCCAACAGCGACACCGACCCGGACGACATCGAAAAGCTGTTTTCCACGATGCACGACCTGTGCTTCTGGCAGCGGCTCAACGAGACGATCAAATGGTCGCGGCTGTATGGCGGTGCGCTGCTCGCCATGATGATCGAAGGGCAGGACATGGCGATGCCCCTCGACCCTGAGACGGTGCCGCAGGACGGCTTGCGTGGCTTCCTCGTGCTCGACCGCTGGATGGTGCAGCCCACCTTCGCGCAACTCGTGCTTGACCCTGGCCCCGACTACGGAATGCCGGTGTTCTACGACGTGATCGCCAATGCGCCATTCATGCCGCGCCAGCGCATCCACTTTTCCCGTGTGATGCGCATGGACGGCGTGGTGCTGCCGTTCCGCCAGCGGTTGGCGGAAAACGGCTGGGGCATGTCGGTGGTGGAACGCATCTACGACCGGCTGATAGCGTTCGACAGCGGCACGCTCGGCGCGAGCCAACTGTTATTCAAAGCGTATCTGCGCACGTATAAAGTAAATGGCTACCGCGACCTTCTCGGAGCCGGTGGAGAACTGCACGAGCGCTTTGCCAGCTCGATGGAACTGATGCGCCTCTTGCAAAGCAATGAAGGCCTGACCGTCATCGACAAAGAGGACGAGTTCGAAACCCACCAATACAGCTTCGCAGGCATCCCCGACACGCTGTTGATGATCGGCCAGCAGGTAGCAGGTGCACTCGGCATCCCGCTGGTGCGGCTGTTCGGCCAAGCGCCCGCCGGTTTGAACAGCACCGGCGAGAGCGACTTCCGCAACTACGATTATATGATCCACGCCGCGCAGGAGGCGCGTCTGCGCCGCCCGCTGACGCTTTTCTTCAAGGTGCTATGGCAGTCGGTGCTCGGCCACGAGCCGCCGCCGGGATGGAACTTCGGTTTCAACTCGATCTTGGTCCTCAACGAGATGGAGAAGGCAGAGATCGCCCAGCGCGATGCCGACACCATCAAGCTGCTGCACGACGGCGGCATCATCAGCACCAAGATCGCCCTGCAAGAGTTGAAGCAGTCCTCGATCCTCACCGGCCGTTTCACCAACATCACCGAGGAAGACATCGAGGACAGCGAGCAAGCGCCGCCTCCATGGGAGGAAAGCCAACAGCAGCCTCCAGGTGGCGGCGGTGGTTTCCCACCCGGGATGCCTGGACAACAACAACCCGGTGGCGGGCAGAAGGGCGGCATCTCTCCTCCCCGCCCAGCACATCCGGAAGGGCCGATGGAGCAACAGGCGAAGGAAGACAGGGAGTAAGCGGGCATGACCGGGTTAGAGATAGTACTGATCGTCCTGATAATCCTCGTCGTCCTCGGCGGCGGCTACGGCTGGCAGACCGGCTATTTCGCGGACAACATGATGCGCATCCTCTTGTTTGCCATCGTCGTCGTCGTACTCCTCGCCATCCTCGGCGGCGGCAGGTACTTGCACCTGTAGACAACCTGTTGGACCATGGCAGTACGTGCTGCGTCGGCGCGTGAGACGCCTTGGCAGCGTCGGCAGCGGCGGGCGCAAGAGCGGAAAGCAGAGGAAGAATTCCGCGCGGCGAGGAACGCCCATGCGACGTACAGCCGGCAGCTTCGCCAAATGGCGCGTCAGGTCGCGCGCATTATCGAGGCGAACATTCCGCCTGACCACAAAGGCCCGTTTTCTGCGGCCATCGTCGGCAAAGTCCAGGCCGCGCTCGCTCGCTACACGCAGGCAATAGACCCATGGGCGCGCGCGGTCGCGCTGCGCATGCTTGCCCAAGTCAACCGCCGCGACCGCACCGCATGGGCCAGCTACGCGGAGGGGATGGGACTGGCTATCCGCAAGGAAATCCACAGCGCGCCGATCATGCCGATCATCGGGCGTCTGGTGCATGAACAGGCGCAACTGATCACCTCGCTGCCGATGGAGGCTGCGCAGGAGGTACAGCGCCGCGCCATGGAAAGCATCGAGACCGGCCGCAGGTTCCCCGAACGCATTGCTGAGATCAAAGAGCAGTTGGAACGCGCGCACCCGGACGCCATGGAAAGCTGGCTCCTCAACCGCGCCACGCTGATAGCGCGCACCGAGACCGCCCGCGCACAATCGACGCTGACCATGGCGCGTGCGGAGCACATAGGCAGCGACAGCTACATCTGGCGCACGGCAGAGGACTGGAAGGTCAGAGAGAGCCACCGCAAGCTCAACAACAGCGTGCAACGCTGGGACGCGCCGCCGCTATCCGACCCGCCCGACTACCACAGCCACCCCGGCATGATCTGGAACTGCTACACCGCTGAAACGCTAGCCGGTCCATTTGACAATGCGTTGCGCGTATTTCGGGCGCGCTATAGCGGATTGCTGGTCGTCCTTCGTGTGGGAGACACCACGCTTCGCGTGACACCGGATCACCCAATACTCACCCCGAGCGGGTGGGTTGCTGCGGGAAAAATCCAGGCAGGAGATGACGTAATCCAAGCGAGCATTGATCGTGTTGGCACTATCGAACAGGATGTAGATGGTCGGCTTCTGCCGCTGGGCGAAGTATTTGAAACGTGTGGAGCGGACGTGGAAGCCTTGACGGTATTGAAGCTCCACGGCGATATCGCCAATGGTGATGTCGATGTAGTAGGGGCCGAATGCTACCTGTCGGCTGATCTTGATGCCGTGCGCTTCCAGGGCGTTGGCGATGAGGTGATAGCTGTTGCCGACCGCAGGGTTGCTGGTCGCGGTGCCGAACGAGTCACGGTGCAGATTGGCAGCACGTTGAGCGCGTGCGCGCGTGACGTTGGCAGCATTTTCAGCGTCTGTGCGCGTGCTCATCATCAAACGGTTGGCAGTGCGCTGGTCACGCCGCTTGACGCCGGCTTCGCTCAGCAACCGCTTGATGACTATGCGGTCAACGCCAAAGCGCTTGCCCAGCGATTGCTCGGAGGCGCCGTCGCGGTAGGCAGCACAAATATCTTGCGCCGGCAAATCGTCGCGTCGCGGATGGAAACCGCCTTTTCCGGCCATGTGTTCACCCTGCAAACAAAAGCGGGTTACTATATAGTGGGCAACGCACGGGTGATAACAAAAAACTGCCGCTGCATCGCCCTGCCGATCATCCCGCAGCCGTAGATAGGGGAGAGAGTAGAGAATGACGATCGAAACGACTGACTGTGGGACCCTGCGCCAAGAGATCAAGCTGGTCGCAGATCGACTGATGGAAGTCCGCAAGCGTGGCTCGCCGAACAGCGAGGCGGTCGCGAACGTGATGCTCGCCTACCGCCACCTTGAGGATGCCTCAATGCGGCTGGGGAAAGCGATACAGGCCTTGGATAATGGGGTTTCTGTGTACGACAAAACTCAAGTGCCGGCGGCGTAGACATCGGGGTTCAAGGATAGGCGATGCAGTGGTATGTCGTCAGCCGCCTGTCCGACCACATGTTCCGGACGCCGGAAGGTTTCCTGCTGGTCAAAGACGTGCCGATCGCCCGCTGCGGGATGCAACTCTACCGCGACGAGGAGATCACCAGCCTCGATGCCGACGAGGACGGCTGGATAAAAGTAGACCGCGACCCCGACGACGTGTTCCACGCCGATAGCCTCGCCAGCTTCCACGGCAAGCCTATAACCGACGACCATCCGCCGGATGTAGTGTCGCCCGACAACTGGAACGACCTCGCGATCGGCACCGTGCTCAACGCGCGCCGAGGAGCCAACGGCCATGCCGACTGCGTGGTGGCCGACCTGCTGTTTACCTCGCAGCGCGGCATCGACGCGATCCACGGCGGCAAGCGCAACGTCAGCGTCGGCTACGACGCGCAGTATGAACGCACAGGCAGAGGGCGCGGCAGGCAGCGCAACATCATCGTCAACCACCTTGCGCTGGTCGATGAAGGCCGGTGCGGGCCGCGCTGCACCATCCACGACCACCGCGCGTACTACAATGATGACGGCGGCCTGGACTATGCGCAGGACGAGGACATCGACTGGAAAACTAGTGGGGGCGCCCCCCCTAGTTTATCCCGTGACCTCGGCGAGTGGCAGGAAAGCGAGCATCCCCGCGATCCGATAGGCCGCTTCACGGCAGGCGCATCGAGTGCGGCTGGCGCGGTGAAGAAAATCACCAAGAAAACGGCACGCAACTACACCGAGCATGACTACAACATCATCCAGAACAACCTGCACCATCCGGACAGCCCGCCGCGCAAGCACTGGGGCCACACGATCAAAGCGGTAGGCAAGGCACTGCCGCAACTGCTCAAGGGGCACTGGAAGCACGAGGCGCACAAGGCGAAGCAGGCGGCAGGCGCGCTAAAGGCGTTAGGTACGGGAACAGCGCCGACCAGCGAGCAGTGGAAAGGCTTGCGCAGCCTCGGCCTGCGCATAGCGATGGTAGGCGGCAGCGCGGCGCTGGGCGACCCTACCGGCAGCGTAGCGCACCTCGCGACGCATGTGGCACACGAGGTCATGCAGCACGTACTCGGCGAGCACACGCTGCAAGTGGCGTTGTCCACGGTGCGCGCGCACTACCGCCGCAAGGGCCTAACTGATGCCGTGCCCGACGAGCCTGAACTTGAGATGGACGACGAGGACTTCGCGGTCTTGCAGGCATTCATCGACGCGCTGGCGAAAGCCGCGACGAAGATGCCGATCTCCGACGAGCGCATCGAGGAACTGCTGGGCGACGATGACGGCGAGGAGGAGGACAAGGACGGCGAGGACACCGAAGACGCCGCCGAGTTCGTAGAGAGCAAGCATCCCCGCGACCCCGAAGGCAAGTTCGCGGAGAGCGCAGGCGCGGGAGCAGAACACGCTGGCAGCGGCCTGGAACATGCCTTGCGGCTGGAAGCAGTCAAAGGCGTGCGTGTCGGCAAGCTCAAGAAACAGAAGCAGCACGCCTTCACCGGCCAGCAAGTGCAACTCGGCGTGCAGCCGACCAAGCGCGAGACGGGAAAGCTGGGTGAGGCGGTCATGCTGGCATGGCTGCGCCAGCAAGGCGGGCACGAAGCGGCGCACCACTTGAACCACGAGGCGGAAAACTACCCCGTGGACATGGTTGCGGGGCCGTATTTGATAGAAGCCAAGACCGGGCTGGTGTCCAACGGCCCCTCCGCGCAGCACTGGCGCGCGACGATCGGCCAACCGGGCAAGGCGGAAGCCGACTGGCTGCGCACCGCCTCGCCGGAAGCGAAAGCCGTGCATAACCAAAAGAAGATGACCGCCATCATGGACCGGAAAAAGGCAGCGCTGGCGAAGATCAGCAAACAGGTTGGTCGCAAGCTCAAGCCGATGACGCTCACCACGATCCTCAACCCGGAGACGCAGACCGCCGACCTCTACCAGTTCGACGGCTACCACCACCACATCCGCTGGAACAGCAAAGAGGCGAAGTCAGGCTATGTCGGCACGTTCTCCTACGGCCACGGCGGCGAGGATGCCGCGCCCGTGCTGGTGGAGGCCGCCGCGTGAAGCCGCGCGACTACAATGTGACCGACGGCAACGCCGACTGGACGCCCGACGACGAAGCGCCGCCCGAAGTCTGGGACGAGATCAACGCCAGCCTCGATGAGTACCAGGCAAAACTAGAGAAGGCGCTACTGGCGCACTACGGCGGCGGCGGCACCGACGATGCGGGCGCTGACGACGGCGATGACGATACCGACTACCTCGCGGCGCTCTCGCACGACGCTTTCGTGGAAACCGAGCATCCGCGCGCTGCGAAGGGAACGGCGACAGGCGGACAGTTCGTCGCCCAGGGTGCCGGTGGCGGCGCGGCGGGTGAACACCTTGCTACGAGCGAAGGTCCGCAATTGCCGCGGATCGAGGCAGGCTACAGAGAGTTATTGGCACGCAACGCTCCCGACGAAGAATACCGCAAGCTGTTGTCCACAGGTTCCAAAGAGCCTTTGCGGCGTGGCGAGACATGGAAAGGCCGCGTAGAGTCGTTCCTCAAGATCGCGCCACCCGCTGTCACTCCTGCCGGTGGCAAAGCAAAGCCGCAGCCTGATGCAGCGGCGAAAGTTCCGAAAGCGCCCTCTTATGCCGGTTCCGGCGAGCGCCGCATGCAAGCCCTGGCAGAGAAGGGGCTGCGCGAGGGTGCCGACCCGCAGGAACTCGGCAAGCAGATCATCGAGATGGCAGGGCGGTATGTTCACAAGAACACCACCAAGTATGCCAACCTCGTGCTGCGGCACATAGAAGATGCGCACGGCTTGAAAGCCGGCTCGCTCGGCACCGCAACGACCCGGCCTTACCTAAACCGGTCCTTGCACATCGCGAAGGAATAAAACCCTCAATGACCACCACATCCCACCCGCCGCTCCCCCCCATCGAGGGTCTCGTCATCATGCGGAACACTTACTATAACCCAACCAACTTGCGTGCGACTATCGACTGGGCGCGCACCCGGTTAGCCCGAGGCAATTGCTCGGCTTGGGAAATACGATATTTGCAAGAGCAGATCGCGCGCCGCGAACTAGCTCTGCAAACGGGTCGCGCATCATGAACCACGAGCCGACGGCGGGCGAATACAGGGAGCCATCCGGCGAGGCCGACGCCGGGAAGCCCGCGGCTTCGCCGAACCCCGCTCCGGGGCCGGCTCCAATCGTTTCCGTCGAGGGAGACGACATCGTAATCCGGGTGCCGCTCCCCGCTCTTGTGTTTGCGACCGAGCATGGTTGCCTCTGCACGTTCAGCACGACGAAGAACGATTTCCGCACGGTGAAGGTGACCGACCCGGTTGCGTGGCGCGACTCCATCCTGCGCGTGCTTCGGCGCGAGAAGGAAAACGGCGACACGCCGGTGCATCTCCTGCTCGACGCCGCCCTAGAGCACGCCGCGGACCAAGGCGAACAAGGCATAAGCATTGAAGAAATCCTCCCGTAATGCGGATGCGCGACTACGGAGGGAGCACATGATCTCGTCCGACGCCTTCGCCGCGATCATCGAGGCGTACCAAGAGAAGTTCGGAGAGCTTCCCTCGCTCGCCGGATTAGGCGAGGTGCAACTGCAACGCGCGGCTGTGCTGCTGCAAGAGGCGGTGGAACTCGATGTGCCGTACCAGGACACCGCCGATTTTTTCGAGGCGCTGGGCATGGAGATGCCGCCGGATGACGCCCTGACGTGATGGCCTGCCACTGTGACCGCTGCACCGCTCGGAGGAGAAACCAACAGATGAGCACGCGCACCATACGCGACTACATGTCACGCGCTTTCTTTGCGAAGGACAAAGCGACCTTCGCGGAAGCGGTGAAGGATGCGGAGGAGGAACTGCCGCCGCAGTTGCGGAACGCCAAGGACGACGACGACCACGACGAGCCTGACGGCGACGAGGGCGAGCACGCGGGGCACAAAGGCGGCATCCACATCCATGTGGAGCACAAGAACGACGGGAAGCCCACCGCCGACAGCATCGACGCGCGTGTGGCGAAACTTGAGGACGGCCTCAAGTCCATCGACGCCAAGCTGACGAAGATCACCGACAGCATGGTGAAGCTCGCCGACGCCGACGTGCCCGAGGAGTTCAAGGAGCAGTGGAAGCGCAAGGGCGCTGACGGCGACAAAGACGACGAGGACGAGGAAAAGTCCGACGACGCCAAAGCCAAGGACGAAGGCGAGAAGATGCCTGCGGAACTGCTGGCGCGCTTCAAGGCCAAGCGCAACGGTAACGGCGACGACGAGGAGGAGGAGACCGGCGACGCCTACTCCGAAAAGGAGGAAGGCGACATGTCGATGGTCGAGAAGATGCAGGCTGCCGAACCCGACCTCATGGAAGCGGACCCGGCGCTCAAGACCGGCAAAAGCAAGATGGGCGATGCAGCGGCGATCGAACAGCGCATCCGTAAAGCTCTTGTGCAAGTCGCAAGGCAGGCGGTCGAGCGTGGCTCGGTGCTGGCGCCCGGCCTCAAGTTACCGACCGTGGATACCGCCTCTGAGCCGCTGCTGCGGATGCACAAGCGGCTGTGCGGTTACCGCCGCGAGGCGCTCACGCGCGCGCTCGGCAGTGAGAACGGCAAAAAAGCGGTGGGCAGCAGATACAACAAGGACCGCATCGCGGGCATGTCGTGCGAGGCGGTGCAAGTGCTGTTCACCGACGCCTCTGACCGCATGTATGAAATCAACAACGCCGCGATGCGCGCGCACAACCCGGATGCGTTCACGCCCGCCGAGGACTTCCGCAGCCAACGTGCGAAGCAGCAGGACACGCTCGCCGCCTGGAACGCCGCCAACCGCGAGTACTGGGACAAGCGGCGCGCGCACTAAAAGAAAAGGGCCGCTCGGCGCAGCCCTCAGTTGGGTTTTGGTGGTCGTCACACACTTCCGGGAGGAAATGCGGCACCTCCATAGCACAACCCCTTAGCAACTGAAAGGAAACTCGCAAACATGGTTGCGATCCAATTCCGCATGGACGTTGGCTATCCGGGAGCGATCAACCGCGCCCACGATGCCACCATCACATCCCTGCCCATCGGCACCGCGCCACCGGCCGGCTACGGCGTGATGACCGCGTTCGATACCGTCCCGATCTCCGGAGCGGCGCGCGCGGTCGTTTCCACGGACACCCTCGTCAACTTCGCGGGTTTCTACGTGCGTCCGTTTCCGACGCACGGCGAGGGCACCAGCGGCACTACGATGGTGAACGATCCGCTGGGCACTTCCACGCCGCCAACCACAGGTCTCGCCAACCTGATGAAGCGCGGCTTCATGACGGTGAAACTCAACGCCGCTTCCCCGGCAGTGAAGCGCGGTGACCCGATCGGCATCTTCATCGGCACCGCAACCACAGGAAACCCGGCGGGCGGCGTAACGGGCGCTGCGCCGCTGGCCGGCTCGGTGATCCAGTTGAACCTCCCGAACACATTCTTCATGGGTCCTGCCGACGCCAAGGGGATCGTGGAGATTGCTTACAATTTATAGAAACGATTTCACAACGTCCTGCCGCGCCGCCAGCCTTCCGGGATAGGGGGCCGTACCGAACGGTTCACTTTTCCATCTGTAATCCAGATGCAGCCGGTTCTACTAATCGCCAACCTAGCATTGCGGGCTGGGTCCTTGTTGGCGCGGGATGTACTCAAATGGTGCTTCTCTCGGTATGCTGGATCAGCATAGCGTGCGTTCATCATTTTCGACACGATTGCTTTGTGAGCGTCGGATGCCCGCACCTTCCGTAATTTTGCTTTGGCTTCGCGGGTGAACATCTGTGCCGTGCGAAGCTCTCGGTTCAAATCTCCGAAAGCTTCGATTAGTTGGTTCTCAACCTCGGTCAAGTGGCCTCGACGGTGCGGCAGCTTGACATTCAACGTGTAGTAAAGCGGCTCGGCCAGAAAAGCGTCGGGTGCGGCGAGCGCATCGATTTGCTCCACGTTGCTGTTTCCGCGTGAGTGTTCAAGGAACCGGCGTCGCACACTGAGCGTCGCGCCGACATAGCACCTGCCGGTAGCGATGTGAGTAAGCCGATAAACGCCAGGACGCGGCAACGGGAGATTGTCGGGATGCAACACAAGGCATCCCCAGGACTGCTTCCGGGACTTCATGGTCATCACTCTAACACAGCAAAAGGAGACTAGCGACATGCCACCGCTTGACAGCTCGGGCTGGTCCTTTGGGTCCAGTGGCGGGCGAATGCCCTTTTTCACCCGCGACCAACTGACGCAAGACAGCACAGGTGCTTTCTTCGTCGGGCAGTTGGAACGCCTCGACCAGACGATCCATGCGCCTCTGGTCGCTTATACCTGGGGGCGGGACATCGACCTCCGCACCGACGTGACGACCGGCGATGAGATCGCGTCGTTCACCAACAGCAGCTTCGCCGCTTCTGGTGGTATGGCGCCGCAGGGCCTTGCGTGGATCGGCAAGGACGTCAACGCGATCACCGGCGCGCAACTGGACATCGGCAAAACGCCGCAGCCGTTGTTCATGTGGGGCATGGAGTTGAACTACACCGAGGGCGAGCTTGCTTCCGCCCAGCAACTCGGAATGCCGATCGACAGCCAGAAGTACGAGGTCATCCAGCTAAAGCACCAGATGGACATCGACCAGTGTGTCTATATCGGTGATGGCGACCTCGGCACCTCCGGCCTCGTCAACCACCCGCTCGTCACCAACGTCGCCAACGTATCCGGCGGAACGTGGGCGGCGGCGATCACGGCGCAGACGCCTGACGTCATCCTCGGCCAAGTCAACGAACTGCTGCAAAGCGTGTGGCAGGCGTCGGCGTGGGCGGTGATGCCGACTGAACTCCGCGTGCCTCCGCTGCAATACGGGCAGCTTGTGACCAACAAGGTGTCCTCGGCAGGCAACGTCTCCATCCTGCGCTACTTGCAGGAGAACAGCCTGTGCAACACCGCCAACGGGCAGCCGCTCAACATCCAGCCTCTCAAGTGGCTGATCGGTCGCGGCACCGCAGGCGCGCAGCGTATGTTCGCCTACACCAAGGACTACCAGCGGGTGCGGTTTCCGCTGACGCCGCTACAGCGCACGCCAGTCGAGCGGCGGTCGCTGTTCTACCTGACCACATACTGGGGCAGGATCGGGGTGTTAGAATTTGTCTACCCGGAAACGGCGGGGTCAAGAGACGGCATTTAGTATTGACAACATCTAAGAGAATTTAATAGTATTCCTGTATGGACAACACATACAGCGAG